CGAGTTCGGCAAGTCGGGTTTTTATGACAAGTTTGTGTGTAAAGCCGTGAAATCACAGCAAAAACAAAACGAAAATCAGTGGATTGAGCTCGAAGAAGTTCGGCAACTGCTTGGAGTCCCGGAGCGGACTTTGCGCTGGCGTATTGCCGAAGGGCAATACGAAACTAAAACAGTGGTTGCGGAGGGTGGCCCGGGTGGAATTAAAACGCTGGTTGACAAAAAGTCTCTCCCCGCGGAGGCTCAAAACAGGAGTCTCGACTCCCTCCTGACCCAGACTCCCCAGAAGATGGACAAGGCCATCCGGCCCTGGTTCTCCCTCCCGATCGAAAGACAAGAGGACGCCATCGAGCGTCTCAAGCTGGTGAACCAGGTCCGTGAGATCAAGGGGGCCGGCCGGGGCGCCACGGGAAAGATTAGGGAACTCGCTGCGGCCAATGACATGAGCCTTCGCAATTTGCAACGCCTGGTGAAAAAGGCCGACGATGCCCTGGCCGGGGTGAACGGCTCCCATCCGGATCTCATCCAGGCCCTGTCCCTCATTCCGCGAAACGGGCGCCGGGCGGGCCGGGGCCAGTCGTTTGCTTCGGAGGCTGTCGTCTGGATGGCCGAGAATTTCGGCACGGAGCAACGGCCCAACCTCCAGACCGTCTATGAAGCCCTCCAGAATGAGGCGGTGATCCGCGATTGGAAGATCGGGACATATGAGAGCCTGAGACGGATCCGGTCTCGGATCTTCAGCCCGAGCCTCGATGCTGCCGGCCGGACCGGGATGCAGCGCTGGCAGGCGGGCCGGGGAATCAAGATAAAGAGGGATTACCGGGAGATCTGGCCGAACTTCATGTGGGTCGGGGACCACCACATTTTCGATGTCTTCGTCAACTACAGAAACCGTACCTTCCGTCCCTGGATCACGGCCTGGATGGATCTGCGAAGCCGGGCCCTGGCGGGCTGGGCCATCGTCATCAAGCCGAGCTCCTACTCGATCGCCCTGGCATTGCGGCACGCCTGCATGGCGAAAGATCACAAGTATTTTCCGATGTGCGGGGCCCCGGCCTCGGTGTACATCGACAACGGGAAGGACTACCGGTGCAAGTACCTCAATGGTGAGGAGATTACGATCGGGAAGATCGACTATCCCGAGATCATTCGAACCTTTTACAACCTCGGCATCGATCCCTTCTACATTGACCTTGAATATGACCCGGCCGAGAAAGCCTGGGTGAAACAGCGGGGCAAAGAAGCTCTCCAGGTGAAGACTGTCCAGGTCGGCGGCGTCTATTCCCGGCTCGGGATCCGGCCGCGGTACGCCACGGTTTATCATCCGTGGGCAAAGACCATCGAGAGATCTTTTCGGAACGTGGTGCAGGAGTTTTCCCGGCAGCAGCCGGGCTGGTGCGGATCTCATCCCGGGGAGAAGCCGGAGAAGCTCGCCTGGGAGCTCAAGTCGGGCCGGATCCTTGACCTCGAGGAATTTATAGACCGGTTCTTCAACTGGGTCGTAGACGTATACCACCGCCGCCCCCAGACCGGGCACGGCATGGACGGAATGAGCCCGTATGACGTGTACACGACCATGCAGGCCGAGGAGATCCAGGCGGTGCCCGAGGAGCTCCTGGAGTTCGTATTGAGCCGCAAGGAGCGGGTCAAGATGCACAACTGGGGCTTCAATCTCAACGGCCGGGAGTATGAGCTGGATGTTCCGACGAGCTACAGAGGCGCGGCCATCTGGGACCGGCTGATCGAGCAGTACATTTCGGTGCTGTACGACGCGAGCGATCCCAGGCGTGTCAAGGTCTTCTTCGACGGCCGGTACTGGTGCGATGCGATACCGCTTCGACGGGGCTCGTTTATCGATGACAAGGTGATGAAGGAGAAGATCAAGCTCCAGGGATACCAGCGCCAGTTCATCAAGGACCAGCTCCAGCTCATTCGCGGCGGGCCGAAGCCGGATCTGCCGGAGGAGCGGCTTTCTGTAATGCTCGATATGGTGCCGCACGCCGAGACGCTCCTGGGGGCCTCTAAAGATAATAAAGAAATAGAAGGAAAGAATCTTTTATCTTTAGGGACTGGATCCGAGGAGGATGAGCTCCCGGCCGAGTTGGATGAAACTCGGGAATCGGGCCAGTCGTCGGACCAGGCGGATGCCCCTCCGGTCGAGGCAGCCACGAGCTCCCTCGAGACCTGCTCCGACGACTCGTCAGAGGCCCGAGGGGATCAGACAGAAGTTGCGCGACCGGAGGAGCCGCCGATTTTCATTGATGAATCGAGTCGATATCTCTGGCTCTTGGAAAGCCGAGTGGCCGGAGCTCCGATCGATCAGGAGGATAATTTGTTCATGGCTGAGTTCGAGGAGCGTGAGGAGTACCAGATGCTCACGCAGTACTACAGCCATAAAGAGGAGGAATTCCAAAAACGCTATCAAAGCGGAGGGGCAAAATGAACATTGACTTTGTGCAGACCGAAAATATTCAGAACCTACTCAAGTCCATGAAGGCAATCGAGTCCCGGGCCGAGGGCGTGCCCGGCCTGGGCCTGGTGTACGGCCGGGCCGGCCTGGGCAAGACTCGGGCAGCGCTCTGGTATCACGGCGAGCAGGATTGCGTCTATGTGCGGGCCAAGAGGCTGTGGTCGCCTCTGTGGATGCTTCAGGAGATCTGCCGGGAGTACGGACAGTTCCCGTTCAACCGGATCTCGAAGGTATTCAAGCAGGTGTGCGATCTTATGGGGAGCCTTCCGAAGCCGCTCTTCATCGACGAGGCGGATTACCTGCTAAAGAACAGCAAGCTCCTGGACGCGGTGCGGGACCTCCATGATTCCTCGGATGCGCCGGTCGTACTCATCGGGATGGAGGAGATCACGGGACGCCTTCAGCGACACGGTCAGTTCTGGAGTCGCATCAGTCAGATCGTGGAGTTCAAGCCGCTCTCTGCCGGTGAGATCGCTATGATTGCCAAGATCTGGTCAGGTCTTGTTATGGAGGACGAGGTGGCGGTCGAGTTTTGTAAGGCAACGGGTGGGGACTTTCGGGATGTAACGGTGGGCCTCTATCACCTTGAAAAGATGGCCAGGTCGAGCCGTACCGAAACTGTGATCATGAAGATGCTTAAAGAGCTGCTTCGGATGAGGAAGAAGCGAAATGACAAGATCGCCAAACGGTAGGAGAGCCGTCCCTTCGGCCTCGGTCGCCACATCGAAGACCGAGAGGCTACGTCGGGCCGCCCGGGAGCTCGGGAAGTTCAGCCTGGATGAGCTCTATGAGAGGGCCGGCTTCGGCCAGCCGAAAGGAAAAGAGCGCGAGCGGCTTCGTTACCTCGTATGGGATTTGTGTAAAGCGAGACAACTGAGGAATTTCGATACCGGGATCTACATCTTCGTTGGGAAGGATGAGGAGCAACGACCGAAAGCGAAGGAGAGCCCGAGGCCCTTAGCGATGCAGGCGAAGATGTGGCGGGTGATGCGAGGGCTCAATAAGCGAAAGCCCTTCAGTCGGGCCGACGTTCAGCAGCTCACCGGGGGCTCCCAGGACTATGCGCGCCGCTACATGACGCACCTGAAGAAGGCCGGATTCCTCGTCCAGGTCAGCAAGGAGCGATATCTCAACGGCACGAACTTCCGGCCTCTCTACCGGATCCCCGAGGAGAAGGACAAGCCCGAGACGCCGTACTACAGAAGGCGCCGGCTCGAGCGGGAGAATCGGGAGAAGGCAGTCCGAAAGGCTACAAATGTAGATGGCCTTACTGCGGCCGAGAGAATCAGCCTGCTCAAGGGTCTTTTCGAGGAAGGCAGGGTTCACGTGGCAGCGATCGAGAAAGAGCTCGATGGGGCACAGGGATGACGGATCCTGTAATCGAAATGATTTGGCTTGTTGCAATGAATATTGTTGCCTGGGGGACGATGGTAGTTATGTTTCTGATGTTGAGAGGGTGATGGATCGAATTTTTTACACACAGAATCATCGATTTGTTCCTTTAACCAAAGGGAGGGGCGCGATGGCTACCGGAAATGAGATCAGCGGGAATATATGCTGCAAGTCTCTTAAATTCGAGATAGAGCAAACACAAACAATTTACATACTTTCCGGCGTTGGGTGGGTGATGAAGTCAAAGCATGATCTTACGCCTATTTTCTACTGTCCATTTTGCGGAAAGCCTCTGAAATAGAGGGGAAACATAAAGTATGTTTGCAAATAATACTAATGTTTGCATTACCGCTCCAGGTCGGGGATATAGGGAACATTGGAATTGAAATGAAGAGCCGCTGTCCGCAATGTGGTCACGACTACGACCTGCTCGAAGTCGAGAAAGACAGAGAGCTCCGGGCGCTCTTGGAAGCCTTCATCCGACTCGGTTCTCACGGCAGGATCGTGAAAGAGTACATGGAACTCTTCGAGGGCAAGCGCCGGATGAGCATAAAGAAGAGGCTCCGCCTGGTGCGCGAAGTTGAAAACCTGCTCAAGGCCGAGCGGTTCGAATTCAATCGGCGAGTCATTTTCTTGGAGCGGCTCGGCATATTGGCGGCCATGAAGGAAGTCTGCAACCGGGATCTCAAGACTCTTACGAATCACAATTATCTCAAGACGGTTATGGCCTCTGTGGCGGAGAAGATGAGCACGGAACGATTGAAAGAGGCCGATCGGAAGCACCGAAAGAAGGAAGATCGTGCTCGTCGGGGCGTGAGGCCCGGGGACCGTACAGATGTACGGTCTCCAGTGCCCGAAGAAATACGGAGACTCACCGGCTCTATAGGAAATACACCGCGTCCGCAGAAGAAAACCGATGAGGATGCGCGCCGGCGGGAGCTCGCGCGCCAGACGGAGATTCTACGTGAGCGAGAAGAGACAACTGAGAGCCGAGTTTGAAGAGATCTGCTTGAAGTACGGCACGAATGAGGCGTTGCGGCTCATCACTCTTGCCCTGCTAGAGAAGGCTATGAATACAGAGAAGACGCAATGACTGGGCAGGATAACGAAGTAGTCGAAGTCGATTTCGACGAGGTAATCCGGGAGACCGATCTATCTTGGATGGTAAGGATTGATGAGACAGTAACACCTCTACCGAAAAGTCGGTGTGAGATCGATGAAGCCCAGAAAATCGCCTATGTGCCTGAATGGTTGGCGATCAAAGAGTACTTGGTTTGAACCGATTCAGCTAAATAGTCAGGACGACAAACGTGTCAACGAATATTGACTATGTGGATGAAAGCTGGAATCCCGTCACTGGTTGTACGCCCGTGAGCGCCGGGTGTGAGAATTGCTATGCGGCGAAAATGGCTCACCGGTTCTGGGGCGATCGTCCGTTCAGTGATGTTCGGTGCCATGAGGATCGCCTGACGATTCCCTATACGTGGGGGCCGAAGGTCCAGAGGGTGCTGGTGCCGAGTATGGGGGATCTGTTTCATGAAGACGTGCCTTTTAATTTTATCCATGCAGTCTTTAAGGCGATGTATGCAGACTGTGGAAACACTGTCTTTATGTTGCTCACTAAGCGTCCTTTGAGAATGCGAGCCTATACAGAGTGGATTAGAGCCCAAAGGATAACCTTCTCACCTTGGAAAACAGGCATATGGTTTGGAACTTCCATTGAAAACCAAGAACAGGTTCGCAGGCGTATAGGAATGTTGCCATGGGAGTTTGATCATAAATGGATTTCGTTTGAACCTCTTCTTGAATCGGTGTCTTTGCGAATCCACATGACACACGTCTCTTGGGTCATCGCTGGCGCCGAGACCGGCCCTGGTGCCCGCCCTTGTAACCCCGATTGGTTACGATCTTTACGAGATCAGTGTCAGGAGGCCGGAGTGCCCTTCTGGATTAAACAGATCAATAACAAGCGGGAACAAGAGCTTGACGGCAGAGTCTGGAAAGAGACGCCTCGTGATCTACGCTAAAAGGAGCAATTTGATGGATGAAGGTCTTTTTCATTCTGGAATTTCCTGGTTGGCTCCGCGCGTTCATCGAGGGCAAGACGGATCGGCAGTCCACGCAGCCAACCGAAAACGAAAGAACCGGCGTCGCAATAAGCAGGCCCGGGCGAGCCGGCGGAAGAATCGATAGTTTATGACTCGTCAAGAGATCCACGAAAAAGCCCTGAAGGTATGGGGCGAAGACTCACAGATATATATGGCCGCGGAGGAGTGCGCCGAACTAATCCAGGCCCTTATGCAAAGTTTCAGGCTGCGAGGGCAATCCCTGGAGCACTTGGATAAAATCAGAGAAGAGGTGGCCGACGTTTGCATAATGGTCGAACAAATGAAGCTGCTTTTCGGGCCCAAAGCGATTGAGAAAAAAGTCGATCAGAAATTTAAGAAAGTGGAAGCTCTTCTGGCAGCAGAAGAGCGACAACGGAGGGGAAGCAATAAAGAAGAATCTGCTTTTCAGGTGGATCCCGTAGTGGACTACGAAGTGCGATCTCTATGCAGCAAACCATATCCAGGTCATCCGAATGGGTGCCCAAACTTCGGAAGACGCGGTTGTCCTCCTGATGCCAAGCTATTCGATCAGTACTTCGACCTGAACCAACCCGTTTATGCTGTAGTGAACGAGTTTGATCTCGCTGCGCATGTGGATAGGATGCGAGCGAAGCATCCGGACTGGAGCCAGAGGCAACTCGTTTGTTGCCGATACTGGCAGACCCGAGCGCGAAAGCAGCTCAGGGCGAAAATCGATCGAGCATTTCAAGCATTACATTTTCCCAAAGACTCATCGGGCTATGTAATTGTTAATTGTCCTGAAGCTATGGGCGTAAATGTCACTGAGACGCTCATGACGGAGGGGATCATATTAGAGTGGCCGCCAAAAAAAATCGCACGACAGGTAGCATTAATCGCAAAAGTACGCCGAGCGGAGATGCGAAGTAGAGCAGGTGGCAGCTCGCCAGGCCCATAGCCTGGAAGTCGTGAGATCGAATCTCACCTCCGCTACCAATGCAAAGAGGGGCGACATATAGGGTAGGCCATAGCACCCCAGACTTCCCGGAGGATGCTGGGGACAAGAGCGGGATAGTCGCTAGGCCGGCTCATCCCGTGCTCAAGCTGCGACTCCGGACCCGTCGCTCCAACCCGGAAGGGAGATAGGGACAGGGAGCAAAGCCTAGCGTGGTTCCCTGTCCCGCCCATTTTTTCATCAGACTCACAAGGAGGCCGGAAATGAAGCGTCTCGTGTATGTCCAAGTGGTGAGGGGCGGGCGGACGCTCAAGACGTTGGTTGATCCGAACTTCCGTAAGGGCGCGGCGATTGCCGGCGGAAAGGAGGGGCGAGATGGCAAAGGCAAAGCAAAAGTCAGACGTTGAGGTTCCGAGCTACTCGAGCTGGAACGAGGTCGACCGGGCGGTCCGGAAGTACGGCGAATTCGAGATGAAGCTCGATGAGATCAAGAACAAGTACGACCGGGACAAGAACGGACTTAAGATGTTGATGGCGGCCCGTTCCAAGGTCGTAGTAGACCAACAGAAGGCGCTACTGAGCGGCATGGAAAAATTCGTATCCGGACACCGGGCCGAGATGCGCGCGAAGACAAAGACTCTGACCTTCGGGAAGGTCGGCTTCCGGCTCCACACTACGATCAAGCTCAAGGCCAAGTTCACGAAGGAAAAAGTCGTGAACCTGCTCAAGGCCAAGAAGATGGAATGGTGCATCCGGACGAAGACAACGGAGGAGCCGGACAAGGAAAAGCTCAAGAGCTACGCGATCGATGTACTTTCGAAGGTCGGGGTGAAGAAGAATGTTAAGGACCGGTTTTTCTGCGACCCGGATCTCATTAAGATCGACAGACTCAAGGAGGCGTTATGAGCTCTGAGTTGGATCCAAGGATGTCCAAGTATGAGCGCCAGGCGATGAACATTCTCAGCGGCGTTCATCGTGGAGCTGGAAAGCCCATTACATACCGGGTCCTGGCGCAATCGCTCGGGGTCGCGGAGCGCACAGCCCGAAGGATCGTGCGGCGCCTGACGATCCTCTATCACATGCCGATTTGTACGAGCTACGACGCTGACGGTGGCGGCTACTACTGGGCTGAGAGGCCCGAGGAGATCCGGGCCTGTGCGGATCAGCTCGAGCAGCACGCCGTCTCGATTCTCAGTCGTGCAGCCGACCTTCGGAACGTGAGCCTCTCGAAATACCTGGGACAACTGCAGCTCGAGTTCGACAAAAAGAAGCAGTAACCGGGAGGGGTAAGGAATGAACAGCTCAGACAGAATAGGCAACCGAGAGAAGGCGATTCTGCACATCGCCAAAGCAGAGCTCGGCCTTTCGGACGAGATCTACCGGGATGTTTTAAGAAATATCGCAGGGGTGAAGTCGAGCGTTGACCTGGACAGGAAAGGCTACAGTGCGGTTCTTGATAATTTCGAGGCCAAGGGATTTAGGATTCGGTATAAGAACAGGAAGGGCGAGCGCAATGATCCCAGTAGAGGCAAGGAGAAGTATGACGACCTTTGGGGCCGGCCCGGATTTGCAAACCCCAAGCAACTACGACTTATCGAAACGCTCTGGTGGGAGGTGACGCGGTCAAAGAACCCGCACAAAGCGCTTCGGGCCTTTATCTATCGCATGGTTCGGGTCTCGGACATTCGAATGATCGAGGAGGACCAGGCCCCGATCATCATCGAGGCGATCAAGGCCATGAAGAATAGGAAGATGTATCAAGAAGCCGAACGCAGGAGGGAGGAGAGGGAAGAAGCGCAGGCGAGCATGACCGTCCAGCCGGCGCTCCTTTAGGGCGCGGACGGGATGAATCCCGCAAAAGCCGAAATTAGGGTTGATTTTTTCTTGAATTAAGTAATTATTAGAAAAAAAAGATATTTAATATAATTAAAGGCTTAAGCGAATGGGGCGCGGTCTGTCTCGCTATTGCCGAAATGGACCGCTTGACAAAGCAAAATATTTCGATACTGGTGGAATCGTTATCTATGAACTTCAGAACATATCAATTTGAAATAAAACGCTCCTGGAGAAGCCAATGAACGAGAGAGAGAATTGATGGAATCGCTCATGGATCTCATGGTCCTTATCGGAGCTATCATAGTCTCCGTGGTTCTATCGATCGTCGGCTACTTCCTCCGGGATCTGCGCGCCTCGTTAAAGGAGGATCTTCGGGATCACAAGGCGGACATCGACAAAATCAAACACGACTGTGCTCGATGCCAGGCGAATCTGCCGAGGCAGTTCGTGCTGAAAGAGGACTTCGTTCGTATGAGTGCAGCGATCGACCGGAAGATCGATCTGCTTCACGATGAGATGAGAAAGATCGTTCGTCATTTCTTAGGTCCACATAAGAACGGGCCGGGCGCACACGGGGGAAAGGGATGATAGCTAGAGACAAATCGGTCCGAGCCCATATCCTTCGGCTGCTCAAGTATGCCAATTACGATGAGTTGAGCGCCGAGGTTTTGCGAACGGGCTTGGCCCAGGCTGGGCTGGAGGAGCCGACCGCCGTGATCGAGGGCCATCTCATGTATCTTGAGGACAAAGAGTACGTGGAGACCCGGGAAGTAGAGGATCCGGATCTAGGGGTGAAGATGGTGCTTGCTCGAATCAAGGCCAAGGGGATGGATCTGCTTGAGGGCTCGATCGGTCACGACCCGGGCCTGGGGATATAGGGAATGGGCGGAAGGAAGAGCCGGAAACATTTCAAGGTCGACACCTTCCCGGAGGAGGTAAAAGAGGCGATCAACGCCCAGTTGGTGGCCGGCCACACCTACGACGATATCGTCGAGGCCGTGCAGAATATGGGCCACAATATAAGCCGCTCCGGGATTCACCGGTACGGAAAGGATTACCTGGCACAGTTCGAACGGATCAAGATAGTCAACGAACAGGCCAAGGTGATCGTCTCGGAAGTCGGCACGGGCCTGGAGATGGAGGAGGCCACGAGCAAGATCATCACGCAGAAAGTTATGGACATGCTCATCAGCCTGGATGAACTGCCGGCGAACACGAAGAACATCTCGGGGCTCCTTTCGGCCTTTGCCAAGCTGCAGAGCTCCTCGGTGCTCCGGGAGCGGTTAAAGAAAGAGATCAAAGCCAAGGCGGACGAGGCGGTGAAGAGCGTCGAGGAAATGGGACGCACGCGGGAGCTGTCGCCCGAAGCCATCAAGATCATCAAAGAGCAGATCTATGGAATCGTCGGCTAGTCCAGCCGTTCGGCTTACCGAGTACCAGAAGGACTGGATCCAGGACCGGAATCGGTTCAAGCTCGGCATGATGGCCAGGCAGACGGGCAAGAGCTTTGAAACTTCACTCGAGGCGGTCCTTGATAGTGAGGAAAAAAGTCGAACGAAGTGGGTGTTCCTCTCGGCCGGGGAGAGGCAGAGCAAGGAGCTCATCGCCACGGCCACAATGCACACCCAGGCAGTGGAGTTCGGAATTCAGAGAGTGCTGGAGGAGGATTTCAAAGCCGAGGATAACACGAAATACAAGCAGCTCACTATCGTTTTTTCAAATGGCAGTCAGATCATCGGTCTCCCTGCAAACCCGAGCACAGCCCGTGGGCACTCGGCCAATGTACTCCTCGACGAGTTCGCGTTCCACAAGGATTCCAGGGCGATCTGGCGGGCCTTATATCCAACGATCACGCGGGGCTTCAAGATCCGGATCGTCTCCACTCCCCAGGGTAAGAAGAACAAGTTCTATGATCTGTGGGCCGGAGGAGATAAATACAGTCATCACCACGTGGACATCTATGAGGCGGTCGCCGGTGGGCTCGTGCTCAAGGACGAAGAAGGTAATCTGTGCACACCAGAGGATCTGAAGGAAGGTCTCGACGATGAGGAGGGCTGGGCCCAGGAATATCTTCTCGATTTCCTCGACGAGGTCTCGGCCTTCCTGACCTACGATTTGATTTCTACGGTCGAGCATCAGCAGCTCCACAAGCTTCCTTACTGGGCCGAACTCCTGGTCGAGCGGGCCGAGGAGGCATACAAAGAATACCGCCGGACCAAAGTGGATCCAGGCGTTGATTATGATGAGATTTTCGACGGCGTAGAATTCGCCGGCGACCTCTATCTGGGGATGGACATCGGCCGCAAGCGGGACCTCTCGGTGATCTGGTTCGACCGGCATGCGGACGATATCGCATGGACGGATGCCGTGATCGAGTTGGCGAAATGCCCGTTCTACGTGCAGAAAAAGATACTCTGGGGACTCCTGAGTCTACCCGGGATGAGGCGAGGCTGCATCGATGAGACCGGGATCGGGGCCCAGCTTGCCGAGGAGTCGGTCGATCGATTCGGTGAATTCATGGTCGAAGGGATTCCCTTCACCAACGCTAACAAGGAGGTCCTGGCCGGAGGACTCAAGACGAGCATGGATGACCAGGGGTGCTGGATCCCGATGGATCAGACGATTCGAAACAGTCTGCACTCGGTGAAGAAGTTCCCGACGCCTACCGGGCATTTCCGGTTCGATGCCGAGCGGACCGAGAAGACGGGGCACGCGGATCACTTCTGGGCCAAAGCACTGGCCGCGAACGCAGCGGCAGCGAAAAAGGACCTGATGAGGACGGCCATGATCGCCTCGCGCCGGCGGCGTGAAGGCTATCGCATAACGCAGGGATTCTGATGAGACGACGAAGCGGGCTTTTCCTGCCCGATGGAAAATTCTACTCCTTCGAGGAGGCCAGGCTCAAGAACCAGGAGCTTAAAGCCGAGATCGCATCGAGGGCCACGGACCCGGATCTTTTCGGGCTCATCACCACGCTTCCGAATCCGGACCGGATACTGCGCAAAGGGAGCTTCACCGAGGATGTGTACAACGACGTGGCCACGGACGCGCACGTTTTCTCAGTGGTCCAGTCTCGTATGGCTTCGGTGCTATCGAAGGAGTGGATCCTTACGCCTGGCGGTACGGGCCGGGCCGACAAGAAGGCTCATGATTTTGCAAAAGAGGTCCTGGAATCGCTGGACATGCACGCGATGATCACGCACATCCTCGAGGCTCTTTTCTGGGGCTTTTCCGTGCAGGAGAAGATGTTTGCCACGGATGGATCGTACATCACCATTGAGCGGATTGAGGACAAGCCCCAGCGCCGCTTCGTTTTCAACACGGCCGGGGAACTGAGGCTTCTCACCACTACGGATGCGTCTGACGGCGAGGAGATCCCGATCGAGAAGTTCGTGCTCTCCCGTCACCGGGCGACCTATGATCAGCCCTATGGAGACGCCCTGTATGCCAAGTGCTTCTGGCCGTATACGTTCAAGCACTCGGGCATAAAATTCTGGGTGATCTTCGTTGAGAAATACGGGATGCCCTGGATCATCGGCAAGCACCCTCGAGGGATAAGCTCTGATGAGAGAACCGCGCTGCTCGATCGCCTCGAGGCGGCCGTGCAGGATGCTGTCATGGCAATCTGCAATGACGAGACCGTGGAGTTCAAAGACACGGGCGCCAAAGAGCAGAGCTCGAGGATCTATGACGATCTCACGCACTTCTGCAACAAGGAGATCTCCAAGGTCATTCTCGGCCAGACGCTCACCACGGAGGTCTCCAAGGAGGGCGGGTCCTACGCAGCGAGTAAGACCCACGAGGGCGTCAGAGAAGACATCGGGGACCTTGATAAGAAGCTTGCCGCTTCTGTGATCAACGAGCAGATCATCCGGCACCTGGTGAGCCTCAACTTTTCGGGTGCTGCGGCTCCGGTCTACGACTTCTTCGAGGAAGAGGCTGTCAAGAAGGAACTGGCTGAGCGTGACAAGGACCTCGTCGAGCAAGGAGTACGATTCAAGAAGCACTACTATACGCGAGTGTACAATATACCAGATGAAGAATTCGAGGTTGGGTTCCCGGGGCGACCAGCGCCTGATTCCAGGGCCGATCGTCGAGAGGCGCCGGCCCCGGAATCACCTCCCGAAGCAGGGGCTGCCGAGCACGCCGAGGCCCGGCCGGATCCGGACCAGGAGGCCGTGGATGAGCTGATCGACGGGGCTGCAGAGCAGATGACCTTTGAAGGGCTCGCAGCCCCGGTGATCGAGGCGATCGAGCAGGCCGAGAGTTTCGAGGAGATCCGGGAGCGACTGGCTGAGCTCTATGGAGAGATGGACGGGGCCGAGTTCGAGGAGCTGCTTGCACAGGCGATTTTTGCGGCTAATATGTTCGGCCGATACGCGGTGGGATCATGACGCTGGATCTCAAACCACTGCCTTTTGACGAGGCTGAAAAATATTGGAAGGGCAAGGTGGTCCTTCCGGCCAAAGAGTTTGCGGCACTTGAGGTAGAGGCCAGGGCGAAGGCGTTCACCGTTTCCGGTGTGGCCAAGCTCGATCACCTGCAGGACATCCATGATGCCATCGGCCAGGCGATCGAGGAAGGGACCACATTACAGGATTTCAAGAAGGACATCCGCAAGACCATCCAACGCAAGGGCTGGACCGGGGACCGATCCTGGAGGATCGAGAACATCTTCCGCACGAACGTACAGACGAGCTATCAGGTCGGTCGCTACAAGCAGATGACGGCCGTGAAAAAGAACCGGCCCTTTTGGAAATACGATGCGATCAACGATTCTCAGACCAGGCCGACGCACCTGGCGATGGACGGGAAGGTATTTCCGGCAGACTCTCCGGTTTGGGACACGTGGTATCCGCCGAACGGATATCAGTGCCGGTGCGGTGTGGTGAGCCTATCGTCCTCGGACGTTCAGCGCCGGGGGCTGACGGTCGAGAGCAAAGACCCGACAGGGAAGCTCTTCGAGCCGGTGGATCCGGTCAGCGGGGCAAAGCTCCAGGGGCGTCTCCTCATGCCCGATACGGGATGGGATCACAATCCGGCCAAACAGGTATGGAGCCCGGACTTCGGCAAATACGAGGAGATGCTCGGCAAAGCGCGGGCCGAGGCGGTAAGGAAGTCTCTTGTCGAGCGGGCCAAGATGCAAGCTCTGATCGCACGGGAAGAGAGAAAGATTGTACGGTCCAGCAATGAGAGGGCCGTTGTATTTGACGAGGACGGAAAGAGGCTGTTTCAAAAGGAGGGGCAACCGTCGTCCGTACAGTTCACACAGGACGAACTCAAGAAGATCGCGGATCAGACACTCACACATAATCATCCAGGTGGAAAATCGTTTTCGTCAGATGATGTGCGCATAGCCGCAACGTATAAGCTGAGGGAGATGCGTGCTGTCACAAACGAATATCTTCATAGCTTGCGTCCGCCTGAAGACGGATGGTCTTACGAGTTCTGGAGTAGTACAATCAAGCCGTCTTATGTAATGCACGATCAGGATGTCTTTCAGGAATTCAGCCGGGCTATAAATCAAGGTACAATGACTGTGACGCAAGCCGAGCAAGCTCATTTTCACGAGGTGTGGACGCGAGTGGCAAGGAACACAGGCATCAAGTACAGCCGGCAGCGAAGGGGTGCACAATGAAAAGAGACGAAGACCTCGACAAGGATCCGAGAGAGCAGAGAGTCGTCACGATCGACAAGGGGCATGACGAGCCGATCTACAAGAAGCCGGCGGAGAAAAATAAAAAAGGGGCCGAGGAAGAGAAGTAAAAAAAGTTCCGTGGATCCATAGAACAGAGAAATGAAAGAGGAGCCGAAAGATGAGCTCAAAGGCAGTCTCCGCAGAGAAGGAGGTCGATCGGATGAGTAAGATCGATCAGACTAAGGCGAAAGAATTTAATCAAATCCTCAAAAACGCCGGTGTCATAGGCGATAGGTTTTATGGAACAGTCCAAATCGGTATGCAAGGTGGCAAGATCTCATCGATAAAAGTCACCGAGACGTTTAAGCTGTAATACATTCAACGCATTCGCGGTTGTCGGAAAAACCGAGCCGCCGGTTGCAGGGTACATGCGTGCCCTCCCGGCGGCTTTTTATTTGGAGGATGAAATGGCCAAGCAAAACGACGGATGGTTCGAGATTTTCCGAGCGGGTCGTCATACCGCCACAAACGGCACGACAAGGACCTGGAGCAAGGAAGATCTCGATGAGATCGCTTCTTCTTACTATCCCCAGACACACGAGGCGCCCATCACCCTGGATCATGCCAAGAGCGGCCCGGCCTTCGGCTGGATCGCCGCACTAAAACGTGATGGAGACCGGCTCCTGGCAAGAGCCAAAGATGTTACGGACGGCCTAAAAGGGCTTGTGCAGTCGGCCCTGTACAAGAAGCGATCGGCCGAGATCTACCCGAATTTTCAGGGTACCGGGAGGCTCTATCTCAGAGCGGTGAGTTTCCTCGGTGCCGCCGTTCCCAGTGTAAAGGGACTTCGAGATGTGGGCTTCTCCGAGGAAGCCGGGGAAGCCGAACACTATGAATTTGCCGATGAACCCCCGTCCCGGGCGGACGATCGGCGCGGGAAGGAGGAAGAGAACATGGATTACAAGGAGCAGTACGAGAAGTCACAGCAGGAACTCGGTGAGGCGCGCAAAGAGAACGAGGCGAAGAACGCCACCATCAAGGCCAAAGATGACGCTCTCAAGCACGCCGAGAAGGAGAAAGACGATCTCCACACGAAGACCCGGAAGCAGGAGATCGAGAGCTTCTGCGAGAAGCTCACCAAGGAGGGCCACTTCGTACCGGCCTGGAAGGCGGCCGGGATCGCCGAGTTCATGATGAACATCGACGCTTCCGAGGAACTGGAATTCTCCGAGGAAAAGAAAATGAGCCGCCTCGACTGGTTCAAGGACTTCCTCACCGGGCTTCCCAAGGTGGTGAAGTTCGAGGAGGTGGCCACGCGGGACACCGATCCGGGCAAATCGGACAAGGTCGACGAGTTCGTCGAGGAGGGCGACAAGATCGCTGCGACCGTGAACGAGTGATCGCGTCACCACCATGAGGGATAGAGGGGAAGCCGGTAGCGGATAGCAAAACGCTCAAAGCAAAGCACTCAAAGCAGAGGAGGATAGACCAATGGCAGAGGATTACGGAGTAACCGAAGAAACACTGTCCGCCGACGATCTTATCGGCGGCAGCCACGGGACGATCGAGAAGGCCATCACGCTGGCCGAAGCGGCCGGAGATCTCGATCGCGGCCAGGTGCTGGGCCGGGTGACGGCAAGCGGAGAGTATGCGGCCTATGACGCGGCTGCCGAGGACGGCACAGAGACGCCCCGGGCGATCCTGGCACGCGACACGGATGCCAGCGCGGCAGCGGCCGCGACCGTCGCCTACGTTCATGGCGAGTTCAACGAGGCCGCCCTCACCGGCAACGGCGCCGATGACGCCGCAAAGCAGGTGACCCGCGAGGAGCTCCAGGCTTTCGGAATCATCATCAAGGTGGCGCTCTAATCGGGCGGAACCTTTCAAATAGAATCCGAGATCTAAACTAACAATAAGGCGCCGGGCAATCGCCCGGCAGCCAGAGAGGAGGTAAGAACAATGGCAGTTGACATCTTCCACTGGCGCTCGCTCACGCAGGCGATCACCCAGATCAAGCCTGTATCGCGACTGCTCCGGGACAAGGTCTTCAAAAGGACCGAGCACCATGCCAGCGAGGACATCGACATCGATCTCATCGTGGGCGGACAGAAGATCGCGCCCTTCGTCACTCCCGTCGAAGAGGGCGCGGTAGTGGCCAAGCTGGGCCAGACCACGAGGACCATTAAGGCTCCCCGCATCCGGCTCAAGAATCCGCTTCACGCCAAGGACCTTCTGACCACACGGGCCGCCGGAGGCCAGCTCTACGTGGCCTCGGTCCAGGAGCTCGAGGACTACCAGCGCCGCAAGGTGGCCCTCGAACAGCAGGAGCTCAAAAACATGACCGGCCGCACCGAGGAGTGGATGTGTGCCCAGGCGCTCACCGGCACGCTTTCGGTGGCCCAGGACAACCTCGCCTTCGAGATCGACTACGGCATCCCGGACGACAACCAGGTCACCCTCGAGGGTGACGATCTCTGGAGCGCTGCGGATACCGGCACGCCGGTCGACGACATCCGCACATGGAAGCGGCTCATCGAGCAGGCCCTGGGCTACAACGCCGACGTGGCTTTCATCGGCTCGGAAGCAGCGGATGCCTTCCTGGCCAATAGCCAGGTACAGACCCTTCTCGACAACCGCCGGATCTCCATCGGTCAGCTCTCAGTGGATCAGCCCACCTTCCTGGGCACGATCGCCGGGGTGGACATCTACGAGTACAACGGCGGCTACGACGCGGCCGGCACCTTCACGCCGTTCATTGCGGTCGACCAGTTCGTGCTCGTGGCCACCGAGGCGCGCTTCACGGTCCACTACGGCCTGATCATCGACCTGGACGCCGGCGCCCAGGTCATCGGCCCCTTCTTCTCGAAGAGCTGGACCACGAAGGATCCGTCCGCGAGGTGGATTCTGGCCGAGAGCCGGCCTCTGCCGGTACCGGAAGAGCCTGAGGCAGTCGTCATCGCGACCGTCGTCTAAAATGAAGGGGGTGGATGATGGCAAAAAAGAAGAAAACCGCCAAGGAGCGGCCCGAGGCAGCAGTTTCGCCGAAGGACAAGGCCGCCGCGGCCGGATCCGGTACTGAGGCTTCGTCCCCGCCGGAAAAGAAAG